TCAAATTACCATCGCCTCCTACAACTTGATAGTTTTGCCCCATCCATGTAATAGAAGCGGTGCTACCGGCAACAGACGTTACAAAAGCTGGCAGCCCATTTAAGTTTCTACTTGGTGAAGAATAATCTTCTACCAAATTGGTCACCGCACTGCCACTTGATATTTTGTTATTTAGTTGGGCCTGTATCTTCCCCATCGCCGCCAAGATATTATCGGTGGCAGCTAACGCTGTATTTGTACCAACCGTGTACCCTGTTAAAGCAGTTGAAAGAACTCTTGCTGTGGTAAAGTATTGGTTAGTTCCTTCCGCAATGTCAGAAGTGGTGGCATCTGCACCAGCAGTTACCAACCCTTTACTATCGTAGGTGATTTTAGTTTTGGTAGCTCCAGTTATAGAAGTATTTGGCGCAACATAATCAGTACCTGCTACTGCTGTGGTAATAGTGCTGCCGTTCCCTTTTAAAATCCCCGTTAATGTTGTAGCAGTGCTACTGGTTATAGTAGTAGAAGGAATAGCTCTATACCCCACTTTGTATGTAGTAGGGTCATATACCATCATATTATCACCCGCCGCTGCGGAGTTAGGAAGTTTCTTTATTTGAAAATCAACATCATTCCATGTGGTACCCGCATCTGAAGTAGTGGTGAAATAAAGCTTATTAGCTAAAATGTCAAATTGTGTAGCTGTTCCACTGGTCATTGTGGACAGCAACACTTCATTGTTATAGGCTTGTACCTTACCAAATCCCGTTGTATTGTTTTTGTGCAAAACAGCACTTGTACCGTCTACAATGAATTTAGAATAGTTAGAAGCATCTCCTACTTGTTTTTTCCAAATTTCAATAGAACCGGCAGAGCCAGTTAAATAAGTATAATTACTTCCCGCTGTACCTGATATATTACCTCCGTCAAATTCAAACCAATTAAGGTTTTTCATCCATAGACCATTATTATTACCATCAACTGTTCTAGTGCTACTGGAAATAACCCCATCTGTTGTGTATAGGTTAATGGGTGTACCCGTCAGCTCACTATAATTAATTTGCTTTCGTGTATAAGCACTTCCATTCCAGTTCAAATACTTATTAGTGGTGGCATCTGCTGATACTGGGATATTTTTGATGATACTGTTTACTGTAGGGTCAGTTTCGGTTGCTACATAATCCGTTCCGGCTACCGCTGCAGAAATGGTAGTTCCATTAGATTTGACTATACCATTTATAGCGGCTACTACAGGATCGGTTTCTGTACCTGAACCTATTGGAACCCAGGCTTCACCATCAAATATGTAGGGTTTGGAATCATCCGTGTTAAAGAAGGTGGAACCGGCTCTAACTGTAAAATCGAATCCAGTGAATCCTGAGTGTCTTGGGAAGTGTAGTAATTTTCCAACCTCTAATGCCCCTAAAACCTTAATTGTGGATTTGGTATTTCCTAAAGGAGTACCCGCATCCTGGGCATAGCTAGTTGAAATTAACGCAGTAATAAATGTAACTAAAAGGAGTAGTCGTTTCATATAAACTAGATTAGCTAATTATTTGCCTGTTATTGTTATTATATCGTCTGTATTGAATGGTACGAGCTTTGAAAACTCTCCGGTATCTGGGTCGATATTCCAGTTATCTAATGAGGTTTGATTCTCCGGAGTATGGAGGTTGTAATTATAAATCTCAGAACCATTTAGGGTTACTGTTATGTTTTCCCAATCCTTATCCTTTAAGACATTTAGTATAAATGAGCTTTCCCCATCAGCTGGATAATTCTCTCCCGCACCTGGCACTAAGGTTGGGTCACCAACCCTAAAGGCAACACGGAAGGCATTGCCACTAAAATGTTTAGCAATTTCACTCCATAATACCTTATACCATTGATTGTTATAATAGGCAAAGAATATTGCGTTATCATTAAACTTGTAGGTAAGGTATTTACTTAAAGTTGGGAGGTAGGAAGTGGGAACTGATATGGGTTCTACGTTGGTAGATATAACCCCATAATACTCAGCTTCGGTTATTTGGACTATAACCCCAGTGTTAAGGGCCTTTATTACGTCCTCATTAAGGTTTAAGTAATCTAAGGCTGCAGCAATATTGTCCGGGTCACTAAGGCTTAGGTTCAACCTTTCATCCTTATACTCGGTAACACTGCCTAATTTTACATATATTAAAGGCATACAGCTGGTTTATAAAGCTAAAAAAGCCCATTACCGTTAGATAATGGGCTTAGTGAAATTATTGAACGGTTGTTAACCTTAGTCCATTGTAACCACTTCCTGGCTAGTAGGATCCATCCATACTGGGAAGCCATTGGTTGCAAAGGCCTTGCTGTAGTCAAGGGCAATGCGGCTGTCACGGTAGATGGTTGCAAAACCAGTGGTGATGGTTGCAAAGCTTTGCTCAGTTTGGTTAGAGATGATTTTCTCTGACTCAACCAGCAGGGGCTGTGCATTTAATTTGATAAGGGATGAGCTCTTATCCACAATAACCGCAGTTTTAGCTGGGATTGAACCATGGATATATACGCTTGAGGTATTAGGGATTGGGCTCTTAATATCCAAAGCAACTCTCTCATTACCTACTAACCGGGTGTTAACGAATAACTCCATCATGTCAGTAGCCATATCCTCACCGCATACTGCAATGGCTGGGTTCTTACCCAAGCGGCCCATTCTTACCCAAATTTTAAGCAGGTCACGGAATACCAGGGTGTTTGCAGTAGCAACCCCGACAGTTGCGATAGAATCGCTACCATCTTTCTGGTCTCCGTTTAAAAGGGTGGTCAAAGCTAAACCATCCAGGCCCATACCCATTTTAACCCCGAAGTCCTGCATATATATGCTTACCAGGTTAATGGCAACATATTGCAATACTTCGTATGGAACCTTGATACCACGGCCATATTTATGAATGCTTACCTCTTTAGATTGGAAGCTTACAGAACCAGTTGTGATGGTCTCTGCAACCCCTACCTTTTTAGGTGTAGCTTCACTCATATTGATGGCAGGCATTTTAACAGTAGTTTGGGATACTGTTTGCTCACCGGCAATAAGGTTGGGGTAAACTGGAGCTTTACGCAAACCCAGTCTGATAGCATCCCGGAAAATCTCTGGGATGAGCCAACGCATAGAGTTGTCGGGCAGGTTAATAATGTTTTGGATGGTATCCAGGGTGGGATTAATTTTTAAGTCCTGGTAAAAAGCATCCATTGAAATACCCCATTTTTGCTGGACATACTCCGAAAGGGAGATATCTTGAGGGGCTCTTGAATCCCGGCGGATTGCCTCGCATTGACGAACCGCTTCTTCAACGTTTTTCGCCACTAGGGGTTTTCTTTCTGTACTCATATAATTATGATTGAGCTTTGATTTATTACTAATAATAAGTTTGGTATCGATTTTTTAGGTACCGATTAACCTTGCAGCAATACCCGGACAATTTCACCTGCACCGGCAGCGGCATCCAATGCCCAACCATTGTTTTCAGCAGCAGTGGCTGAATTGGCATACTGGTTGTAGCCTGTGGTACCATCTACATCGGTAGCAGCATCATATCCTTGGTAGGCAACGGGGCCTGTTGCAAGGGCACCAGTGCTAATACCATTGATGATGGCAAAGCCACGAGTAATAACGGTTGCTAAATCACCGATAGCTGCAGCTTCGGGAGCATATACATAACCTATCAAGGTATGCAATAAATCCCCTTTAGCCCAGGCAGTTACCTTGCCATCAGCAGTAAGTTTTACGGGTTGACCATGTTTAAGGGCAACTGCTGCCTCAAACTCAACCGCAATTTTTTCACCCTCTGTAGCAAGGAAGGTGGTTTTAGATGTTCCGCCTAATACGTACATATTTCAGGTTTTATAATGTTAAATATAAAAAGTGTTGTTATCCGATTTTGTTAAAGCTTAGTGCATTCCCAGGATTGATTTCTGGGTTTGTTTCCATTGAAGCTCACTTACTGTAGGCTCTACGGTTTTGCCCCCATTTTGTTCTGTAGAACCTTCTTGCTGGGAAGCAGAGGCTCTGTTTACATTCTCGCTACCGCAATCCTTACAGGTCAATGGGAAGGCTTCTTCCAATTGAGTAGTGTATTGAGTGTTCAGGGCTTTAAGAGTTGCATAGTCAGCTTTAGCAATTAATCCGGTTACTGCCTCCAGTGGGTTACCCTTAGCGATTACATTATAATTTTTAAGAACCTCGGCACGGAAGGCATCGGTAAAGGTGTTTACCTGATTTTGCAAGGCAGTCAAAGCCTCTTGGCCTACTGGTGCAGGTGGATTCTCTGTAAGGCGGGTAACTTCTCCGCTAAGCCTTGTTACCTCGGCAGCTTGGGTAGTATTTGTATTAACCAGGGTAGAAACTCCGTTGGTTACTACGTCTTCGGTTATGGTTTCTTCATTGTATTCAACTGATTCACCGTTTACGGTATTTTTAAGGCCCATTACCATTGCCAAGGCAAGAAGAAATTGTTTATTCATAACAGTGGAGTTATTGTTGTCGTTAATATTAGAATTAGCAGGTATCGTCGGATTTTCTGAGTTGTTTACCACATCGGTTTTAAAGTCAAACCAGAAAAATTTGGTTGCTGGTGCCTTAGTGGGGTTAGCAGAGTTATATGATACATCTGCAAATAGGGGGTTATTTATTTCCCCTTTGTCCGTGATTTTCTGGGCATAAGGATCTGCACCATGGGAAACTAATGATATTTCATGGTACCTTTTAACATCTGTGGCAATCCTACGAATCATTTTACCTTCCGCATCAAACGTACCTAATTTCCTGAAGAATTCCTCCTCACTTAAAGAGGCATGGGATTTTTCCCAAAGGAATTGTATAGTTACGGATGTAGAATGTATGGCGGGAGGATCCATCATAATAAGCCTTGCTACCCTTGGATGGCTCTTACCATCTATTTTTAGCTTAGCATTAATACCCGCAGGGACAAGGATGCCCGATTTAGTTTTATAGGAATCCTGCCAAGAAACATCAGATACTGCACCAAAGGCGTTACCAATTGCCATTTCATGGTCAGCATTAACTGTCTGACCTTTTAAAAGGCTCATTGAGTTCTTTAAAACCTTACCTTCGCTAAAATCTACCGGGTTCCAGTTTTTATGAACTATAACCTCTGATAAAGCCCTAAATACGGGATAAACGAATTCACTTTCTTTGGGTGAAAGGTCCTCGGCTGTTACATCAGGGTAATAAGTATTATAGTTGGCAGTATTGGTATCAAATAACCCAAAACTATCCAACTCATCATTTTCCTGATTGAGCAGTTTATTTGCAAGAGCATTCAGGTTAACTTTGTCCGGGCAATTACCCATAACAATGTTGTTACCGAATGCCAATCGGATTGTATCTAAAAACTTCATAAAAATATGGGGTTTAGTATTGTGCCTACTTTTTATCTGGTTTGGGATTAGGTTTGTCCTTTCTCCTTGAGGTCCTAGCTGACTTATTTTTCTGGGCTTTTCTGTCCTTTTTAGCTTTAGATTTATCAGTAGCTAACCCGGCATCTGGTGATTGTGGAGCTACCCCCGCTAATACCTCGGGATCTACCAATGGAGCGGACTCAGCTGGGGCTTCATAACCTAGTTCATCGGCCATTTGGTCTTGGTTAATTACGCCCATTATATATTTATCTTTAACGTTACGAACCTTAATTTCCTCGGCTTGTTGGTATTTAAGGTCGTCCTGTATAGTTGAACGGTTGAATTGTACAGTTAAGTAGTCAAAGTTAAAGCCTGCTAGCCTTAACTCCAAGGCATACCCAAACTCAAGGTTAGTCTTAATGAGGTTTTGTATATTTCTTAGCTCAGATAGCATCTTCATAAAGACTATGCCCATTGTACCTTCTGAAGAGGAGTAATCTCTACCCCACAGGCTGGCATCTTGCTTTAAGGCTGAGGCTATTTGGAGCTCATTATTCTTATAGATTTCAACTACCTCACCATATGCTTTTGAGGCTGAGTTGAATTTAAACTCGTGGTCGTCCTTAAACCCTACTACTACTCCTTCTCTAACACCCCCCATTATACGGGATTTAGCTTGCTTAATATAGGTGTCTAGTCGTGCCTGATAAGCTTTATCAGTCTCACCATCTTCAATATCGGGTTTAGAAACTAGCGCTTCGAAGAAACCCACTAAGCCTAACATATCAACTATGAAGTCGATGTTGTTATCCATGTGGGTTTGAGCTTTAATACGGGGGATTACCGATAAATATGGGGGTATACCATAGGGGAGCTCTTCGTCTCCGCTTAAACCCAGGTATTTATAGGTATTCTCGTTTAGGGGTTTTAAACCTAACTCAGGTGCTTCACCTATAATAGCGTTCTTAGATTTTTGGAAGGGGATATATTTAGCCCTGCCTTTATCCAGTTTAAATACAATGTTTTCGGGGTTAATCAAGGCGCAGACCTGGATGCCCGTTAATAAATTATTAGGAACCCACTCGTTTGATAAAGCTCCGGAGATAAGGATTTGGTAGAACATTTTTGTTACTAACCCATCCATACCGGCTTGTCCAGATGCCCAGTTTTTACGCTTATTAATGAGGTGGTTCCTCATTTTATCCACTTGCTCAGTGGGTACTTTACGGTCGAAGGATATTTTGTGACCGGTGTTTCCCAAACTAGCTATATTCCAAACCGCCTGGGAAACGTCCGGATTTAATTGTACCAAAGCCCTAATAATAGGGATTAATTCAACCATAAACTGTGGGCTAACCACAGAGAATTGGTCATTTATGCTTAGAATGCTACCGGTTCCTGTGTTAGGCTCACTTTGTCTTCCTGCTGGTAGTGCCTTAATGTCGGGTCTATCATCTATGCCTGTGGATTTTGTAGGAGCGTTTGAAGTTCCTGCCTCTTGAACAAAAGAAGAGGAGTTGCCTCCCCAAAATTTCCACCATGGTTGTTTTGTAGCCATAATTTATCCTGGTAATGCTGATACTGTTGAGTACCTGCGTTTTCTAACGAAATTAGTAATAGCTTTAGCAAAGATGGCGTCGTCAGTATAAACCTCATCGTCCATAAGGTCATCACTTGCTGCCTTGTCCTTGTTCATAGCTACCGGTCTATTACGGGCATCGTAGATAAAGGTGTAAGCTTCATCACAAAAGAATTTGTCCTTGATTATTACCGACTCAGTCCTAATATCCTCTTCAAGCTCTGCGATAATGATTGGCCTATTCTTCTTAGTGGTATACCACCCGGGAATAATTTCCTCTTCAGGCTTAGACTTACCCTTCTTACGCAATAACTGACGACTATAATAAAGATTAGTGTACCCATTAGTCTGAAGATTCATAGCAACACCCAATCCGATGTCATTGCTTTCAGGAGCTACTACTGCTCGGTTATATTTTTTACCCCAAGTAGCAGCAAGTTTTTCAGCCTTGGTAATTGGTATTTTGCCTTTGAAGCTTACGTACTCCTCACCCGTGGAGTCCATTATACTAAAGGCTGTGTAATCTTGTGACCTTCCCGTGGCAATATCCATACCAAGGGTGTATCGTTTGTTCTTTTCCGGTTCTTTAAATACTCTTAGTAACCCGTTCTCCCTCATTTCGATAGGGGTGTAGTCAACTAAGGAGTCCTCTATATCCCGGATGTCGGATAAGTCAAATACAGTATTACCGGATGTTAAGAAGTCACCATCAATCTCCTGGGCTGTTTTACGTGGTCCTAAAATCTCCGCTTGTTGTCTATACCAGTTCATGTCCCTTTCGGGGTGCATTTGCCAGTGTAGTCTTATTGGGTTGAAGGCATTACCCCCAGCAACTGCATTAACGAAGAGTTTGTGGAAGAAATTACCAACCCCATATGCAGTTGAATTTACTATTGCTCTACCCCCCGTTGATAGAGTAGGCCAGGATGCTGCCCAGATTCTCTCTGCCCATCTTACTATTGCCGCCTCGTCAATAACCAGGATTGATACAGCCTCTGAACGACCAGCTTCTTCTGTTGTGGGGATGGATGCAATGATTGAACCATTTGAAAACTCCATCTCCGAAGCTGTACCATAGGAGTCTTCTGTTCTACCATTTACGATTTTAGTCTTAAGGAAGTCGGGCAAGTTCTTATACATGAACTTAATCTTCCTTAATACCTTCTTAGCAACCCTATCCTTAATGGAAATGATTACGATGTTTTTATGTGGGTGGTACATCGCATACCACAAACAGAAAAGGGATATCAACTCTGTGATACCCGCTTGTCTGAATTTTAGGATTACGTTAAACCTTTCTTGTAAGAATTTTAGGAGAACTGCCTTTTGAAAAGGGTATAAGTCGAAAATTACTTTACCCCTAAGGGGGTGGATAAGGTAAATGTATTTTGCAAATTCAAAAGGGTCATTGGCACACTTGTTTAAAATGTGGAGCTCCTCTTTTGTAAGGTTGTGAGTCTCAATTATCTTTCTGCCCATTTACTTAAGTCTAAACTTACCACCAATTTGAAAATCCCAGTTTGGAGCTCGGGTTGAAAATTGACCCCGAGTGAATAAACCAACCCGTTTATACTCAATAGTACCTTCAGTGGCCAAGTAAGAAGCCTTACTGAATGGGTTATAACCAAGGTATAACCAAGCTGATGTAGTTATGGGGGATCTTATACTAACCTTAGTTTGGGTAGGGGTTCCCGCCAGGGTATCCTTTAACCAAACGTAATCAAAATCCCTAAGGTCAACTGGGTACTGTTTTGTTAGGTACTTACCCAAACTATCCTTGAAGGTAAAACTAAGGCGGCTTTGGGAAATTAGCTGTTTTACCAAAACCAGGTTAGGGTTAGTGGTATCACGGTATATTGTGTCGTGTATTATTACCTTCTCGGGCCTTATAGGTATATACCCGCTGGGGATAACCATAATGGGTACAGTATCCCCTATAACTGTATCGGTTTTAGTTGGTTGGGGTAATTGGTGTATATTATCACCATCCTTGGGCTTATTGCAGGTTTTGTAAAGCAATACAGCCACCAATACTATCAAGAACCCTAATAACAGGGTATTTAGGTATTTGTTATTGAACATAATGGTATGGGTTTAGAACCCCACAGTAACCTCCTTAATAAAATATATACTTATAGTATATTTTATAGGGGTATGTAGGGCAGCTTATTTTAGGTATATTAGGCTATGAAATCCTGGTAATATTTATTTACCTGAGTAAGGTATGCCTTAACACTAATACCGAAGAAGCCTTTCTTACCTAAAAAGGCCACATAATCCTCTACCGATTGGATTTTGGTAAAGTCTACCTTATTGTACCTGAGCCAATTTACCAAATCCTTAGTACTATCCTCAATTGAGGCATATCGGGCATAATTGGTATTTCCCTCTGATTTGGGTGGGGCATTTTTAACCTTTCCCAGTGTAGCAGGCCCAATGATGTAGGGGGTTTTACGAACTGCTGGGATTTTCATACCAAACCCATTTTTATCGTCTGTGAACAACGAAGAGGTAAAATTGCCGGTCTCTACCCTGCTTTGACTTGCTATAAACTGGCAAATGTGATGGGGTACCCCCTCCTGGGTAGCTGCCACAATAATTCGGTTACAAATTGTTTGAGTAAGGATGTTCATTGCCATAAATCAATACATTTTTCGAGTTTACGTTTAAACCATTTACTAATCTCCATCGGTGGAGTCTTAGTTACAACGGCCCTGGTTTTATTAATCCAGTAATTTAGCTTCTTTTGTTCGATTACCAACTTAAAATCATCCGGTACACCCTGTACCCGGGCTAATTGACGGGGTGTAAGCATTAACCCATTGTGGTCAAATTGCCTGTTAGCTTTCCTAGCAGTGGCAGGGTAATCTCGTTTGTTATTCCTATACACCCCGGGTGCACGGTTAAATTTACGGTCAGTAACCTCCCAGCGTTTCTTACCTTTTAGCACAGTTTGCCAGTACTCTGTAATTTCACAATTGCGCATCTTCTTACCGGCATAAATGGTGATAACCTCCATTGGGTTTTCCCTTACATGGCCTATTTCTAATCCCCATAAATTATCTTCGCCCTGATCTAAATCCCCATATAGCTCAAAACAGGTTTTATTTTTATGCCTTAAATCCGGTAATTTGAAGTATTTGTCTATTTTTTCCGGTAAATCCTTTCTAATACCCACTATAATGAGCCTTTTACGATAAATTTGGGAATTACCCCACATTTTAACCGATGCCGAATGCTTAATCAGTCGGTAATCAGCTAATAACTCATCAAAATCAGCCTCGGGGAAGGATTTAAACAGGCCATCTAAGTTCTCGAACAGTATAAATTTGGGCTTATACATGTCTACCCCGGTAAAAAACATGGCCAAGGACTTATTTTCCTTGTGATCACCATACTTCTTAGCTCTTGACATCCTTAGTATAGACCCACTACCACAGTCGGGGGATGAAACCAACAGGTCTATGTTGTCACCAATGTTCATTAAGGCCTTAAATAAGGGGGTTTCCCCGAAATTTGCCCTCCACTGAACATCTTTAGGAGTATGAAAGATAGGTCTACACTCAATATTGGCAATTACATGTTCTTTAAAGGGATATAAACTAACCCCCATGCCACTATTAACTCCCAAGACGTTGTAGGTCATGAAACTTGTTTATGTATGTACTATTGGTATTGCATATAACCCCATGAGTATGAGTTACAAACTGAACAAGAAGGAAAAAGAAACCCTAAAAAAATTCGCTGATAAGCTGCCTGTTTTTCTCAGGGTAGACTTTTCTGGAGAGAAGCCCACTCTTATGGAGTGCAGGGTTCAAACGATTGGGGCTGAGTTTATTAAAATGGGTATTACTGAGTTCAAATACCAAACAAATATTAAGGGGCCCGGTAGAAATAACATTGTAAAGGTTACTAAGACCGAAGTAATTGACCCTAAAAAATACTATTGGCAAAACTCATTTATACAAAGTGACCCCTACAAATTCCTTGAAGATAAAATTAAGAAATACGGCCCGGATATTTTAAATAAAGCCCACGAGGAATACCTAAAAGAGAATGAGGTATCTATTAAATTGCAAATAACATTGGCACATGCTCAACTCCCTAAATCAAGTAATGCCGAATCTAAGGTTGAAGTACAACCTGAATAAGGGGTATAAGCTATGTGTTGATGTTACTACTCCACAAAATAAGTTAATAGGCCAAATCATTTATTTTACTGAACCCGCTATTTTTAACAAAGTGTCATTTTACTACCTTGCTTACTTTATGCCCGAGCATGCCTGCCTTTGGGTACAGGCTCCTTTAGATGGAGTTGGGTATTTAGAGAGTTGCTATTCCCTTTATCAAACCAGGCTGCTGGAAGACCAGACCAAATGACCCATATATTTAAACCCAAAGTTATGAAAAAGTTTTTAGTCTTTTTATTTTTAGCAGCTTTATGCTTTGCTCTTCCTGCATTAGCTCAAGACACTACCGCTGTAGTTGAGCCCACAACTACAGTAATTATTCCTGGTTGGGTAACTACCCTGCTGGCTTGCTTAGTAGCGGTTTATGAGTTGGTGATTGGTTATTACCCTACAGTAGGTAATTACTCCCTTATTGACTTTATAATCAAAGTTATTAGGCTGATAGTTCCTAACCGCAAGGCGGGAGGGGGAACCCATTAACTAATTACCCCGTCAAAGTGTGGTTTACGGGGTGATGGGCAGAACCCGGGATTATTCCCGGGTTTTTTAGTGTACACACTAAGAAGCCCCACCGGAAGAAGTGGGGCCCCAAAGTTTACCAAAGCAGATAAAGACCAATTATAGTAATAATGGTATTGATTACTAACACCTTACTGCTATTTAAGTATATGACAGACAACAACCATATAGCTCAATGGGCATTAATTATAGCTTCGCTAGTAGTCTTTATAATGGACTACGTGAGAAAATATATTAACTACTCCAGCTGTGAACTTAGCGACATTTATGTTGCCCCGAATGGAGTATTGGTTGGACCATCTGAATGGGATTTCGATGATGATGAAGTAGACCAAAACCAACGTTTATGAATAAGCAACCTACGCCCCGACACAAATGGATTACCCTTAGAGAAGAGGGGATGTATACCTACCAACAATGCCTTAAATGTGGAGCTCAATCCGAAATACTTACTAGGTTCTTAAAGGACACTAATTCCTCTAATAAGAGGACCTATTCCCGGGGAGAAAGAATCTGTCCTAAGTTTGGGCAAACAGTACAACAACGAACTACACCTATCGCTATAATGGACCATAGGCCTGGAGTTGAGGACATGGTATTACCAACACCCAAACCAGCCGTTGACCCACTGGATTTAATAAATAAGAGGCCTGCTCGGGAGGGAGAGTTCTTACCACCCCCTAAACCCTTTGAAGAGTTGGTTAAGGGGGCGGAAAGGTTAGAAAACACCTGGAAGGCTATCAAAAAGGAATCACCCTTAACTAACCATCAGCAACTCACTGATGTTGAGGCCCGGTTGAAGGAGTGTATGGTAATGTTAAACTTAGCCTTTGAGGATTTGGTTTCACACAACATACGCAGCCACTCAAGAAGGGTAATAGGTAGGTTTTTATACTCCGCAGGTTATGAAGAAATCGTAAAAAAGTTAGATAATGAATAAAGAAAAGGACCTAATAAACTTTGCCCTTGTGGCATTGGTATTAGATTTATTGACTCTTACCGTCCTGGTTATTGACCTTTGTGGTGGGGGAGTGGATAAAAGATGGTTTTATGGGCTTTTAGTAATGCACTCCATAAGCGAAAGACAATTGCACTCCTTTGTAGCAAAGTATAGGGACGAAGTTAAAGAACTAAAAAACAAACTATATGACTCTACTACACATACCCGTTGAGCTTTGTACTGCTGCCATTTTCATCTTCGTATTAGCAGCTTCGTACTTCATAATTAATGCGGGTAAACCCGAAGAGGACAAATCTAAAGAACCACATCCCGTCTATATGGGTATCAAAGGGAGCCTGGGCCATTTGGAGGAAGAGCTTAATTGGTTTATATTGGCTGGGAGTATTACCTCTTATTTAATAATACCCGAAGATGGCAATAGGGTCCACATTCAAATAACCTATTGGGATAGGGTTGAAAGGGGGAATGTTGCAAAGGAACTACAGGAGTATTTAGACGCCCATGTAAAACCATTGGGTGTAGTATTTGACTACTTATTTGTACCTATAAAATAATAAAGCATGAAAGAATATGTATTGATTTTTGCCTTTAGTCATAATAGGGAAAGGGTATTACTTATCCATAAACAAAAGCCCCTTTGGCAAAGGGCTAGATTTAATGGGGTAGGAGGCAAATTAGAAAAAAAGGATTTTGAGCAGGGTTTATTTTGTACACCCCATCAATTTGCTTGCAGTAGGGAATTTTTAGAGGAGACGGGGATAGGCATCAACCCCGGGGATTTTGAGTACTTTGCAACCATACACAATAGGGATGGTTCTAGAGTATTGGTTTTTAGGGTATTTGATACCTATATTGAGCACGCTAAAACAACCACCGACGAAGAGGTTAAAACCTTTCACGTATATGAGGTATTAACCCGGCAGTTGCCCCTAATAGAGAACCTACCTTGGTTAATTGCATTAGCCCTGGATCCCGACAAGCCAATAGCTACTGTATCATATAAGTAAATACTATTTTTATATGCGACGTAGATTGGTCATTGATATTCCTGAAGGACCAACTCGGATAATTTTCATAAGGTAGCCGGCCCCTGTTTTCACGGGGGCCTCTTTTATTTAGTAACCACAAACCTAACTATATGTCAACACAACCTTTTAGCTTCGACAAATTCCTTTACGAGTTTATGGAGAACCTACGCAGTAGGGACCTAATCATTGATTGGGTATTTAAAATCATTGATGGTAAATTAACCCTACAGGTTGAGATGTATAAGTTCGTAGAGGATAACCAAAATGCCCTTACCAAACTTAAGATTACCAGGGCCTGTAAGCAATATGCCCCAAGGACCGTGACAATCCACTACAAGTAAAGGGTACTATTACTATATGTACGGATATTTTCATAGGATACGGAAAAACACAAACCCTGGTTTCTACCGGGGTTTCTTACTGTAAAAAGTAGGTACTATTATTATATGGGCTGCCAAGCCCGGTTTGCATAAACTTCCCCCGGGTTTTCTAGCCTGGGGTTTTTTATGCAATCATTGGGTACTATTATCATATATAATTCACATAAGCAGTTAGTTTTGGTTGCGACCCCTATTTCTATAGGGGTTTACCTTTTGTTACTAGTTCCCTTATATACTATTATTAAGAGGTAATCACTTTCTATAACCGGATCTTTTTTTGCACGGCCTCTATTTCTATAGGGGCCTTTCTATGTATACTACCCAACCCATATACTATTTTATATAAATACCTTTTATGAAATTAGGTCAAAGAGCAAAAGACAAAATCACAGGCCTTGAAGGCTTTTTAATTGGCAAGGCATCCTATATTACTGGATGCGACCAATACCTTATCCAACCCGAACTAAAGGATGGCAACCACCGAGAGGGTAGATGGATCGATGAGGGTAGAATAGAGATCCTGGGAGAAGGCATAAGCCTTGAAGATGTAGCATCCGATTCCCCTGGTTGTGATATTCCTGCACCTATTAAGTAACCTTTAATACCCCTTATAGTTATGAATGACAAGTACAAAAAAAGTAAACCCTTTGAGGCCCTGCCTGAGTTGCCCGAGCAGGATTTAACGGCCCATGAGTACCACCATGAAGAGGTAACCTCAATCCCTGATACCCATAATCCCAATGCCTATACCGATAAGGTAGTGGAGCCCACTAAGGTACCCAAAACCATAACCATCAAAGAGAATAGTATACCTTCTTTCTTTGGGGAGTTTTTGGTGACTGGGGGTACTCCGGAGTATTATAAGAATCAGGCACCTTTAAGGGCAAATGATCTGGGTGATACCTTGACTCTCAAAAAGAGTTCTGGGTTAGAGGATGGGGATCTCCTTAAGGTCCAGGCGCATGGGTATACTGACGCTTGGAGATACCCAATGACCATGATAAGAACCTATAAAGTGAGTAGTTATGACGACCATTGTGTTAGGGCAATGAGTTGGGATTTTGAGATGATGCAAGGGCATTTGAGCTAACTAATGATCCTGGGGCCTTCCCAGGATTTTTTGTGTGTGGGCATATGGCATGAGGCAATGGGCAATTGGGCAACCGACTAACCATACGTATGGGGTGGTACCGATGCAGTGGGTTTAGGGCGACTAACTATATAGGCCCCTGGTACCGATGCGAGAGGGATTCGAGATGATGAATGACATTAAAAAACGTATAAGAAATGGGGGATAACTTATACGTTAAATTATTTAATTTACAAAATATTCTTTTGTTTCTTTTGTTTCTTCTTATATCTAATCCAATAAATATTAGTCTTTGTGATATAAACAAAAAAATCTTTTGCGCTCTCTACATCTTTTATTTTCTTTTTTATTTCTCTACGTGCAATTGAATTAATTAATCTTTGTTCTTTCAATTCTTCACCTAAGATAGATGTTTGTTTGTGGGGGATAATAGGAATTAAATTAGATTTCATTATTTTAATTTTTTAGGTAATACGCTATAAATACAAAGTGATAAGAATAAAATAACACCTATAAACTCTTGCATACTATTAATGTTTTGTAGGTGAAACGATTTCAGAAATAATCGCAAAGACTACAATAAACATAAATATTACAAAGAATAACATCACATCGTTAAATGAATCTAATAAAGCGTTTATAATTGTTTGCATAAAATTTATTTTGATTGTTTAAAAATTAGTTTAAAAAAGGATATTGGATTTTTTATTTTACTTAGCGTTTCTAATCTCGTTTAATATCTCTAAAAACAATTTTAAATCCGCTTCTTTGCTTTCGTCTTTAGACTGTGAAAGTGAAGCAAAAGAATAATCGTTTAAACGATAAAACGTTTTGTAATACACCTCAAAATCTGCAATTTCTTTATGTAAATTATCAAGATATTTTTCGGGATATTTTGCATAAAGTAAAACGTTATTTACAAATCGTTTTAACTGATTTCTACGTGCAGACCTAAATTGCTTTCCTTCTTTTTCATTTATCATCTTAGGCGTGAAGTTTTCAGGATAAATGTAAATTGTTTGCTTCTTTGCAATTTCTTTAATCTCTACATTTTTTAACTTATCTGCAAATTTTGCAAGATTTAAAGTTGTAACGTTTGCAACAACTGTTTCCTTTTTTACAGATGCACCTTTTTTAGATGAGGTAGATTTGTTTGCACCTTTGTTTGAATTTTTCGTTTGCATAAAATTTAAATTAAAATTGATTAAAAAATTTTGATAGAAAATAAAAAAATCGTATTCCCTTAGACTTTTTTATTTTCATTCCCTCTTTCAAAGAACTAACGTAAAATTAATTCTATTTTTTAGATTGTGCAAATATTTTTTAAAAAATTTTATAAAATAATTTTTTATTTTCTTTCTTCTTTTTTTAAATATTTTTTTGTATATGCAAAATATTTTCTTATTTATCTGCAATCCTCAAATTCTCCAATCCCATTTCCCATCCTCATCCCAATGCCCAATCCCATTTTCCCTACCAATATGCCCATGCCAGGATCGCCACCCTGGGGTAGGCCCCATTCGGCCTACCCAATCTTCGGATGAGGCCCAACTCCGCTGTGGGGGATGGGTTGGCCACAGAAGGCCCATGCCCGGTGTAGCGTAATAGGCTCAGTGTTATTACACACAAATAAACCCGGGCAGGAATACCCGGGTTGCAGGCTATTAACTCTCAATTAATCCCCGCTTTTATGCAAAACTAATAATATCGCCCATCATTATCGGCATGGTAATCGGTAGGCTTCTTAAGTAGTTGCCCCGATCCGTTGAAGTAGTTATCAGTAATCTCATCATAGTAAGCAGTGATACCTCCTGGGTAACCTACCTCTGGTAGTTCCCTAATCTCGGTAATATATCTGGGTCTATCTTGGGTTTTAAGGAAGGCAAGGTAAATAGCTCTTTCCTGCCTCTGCTCTTTGGTAAATTTGTTTTGCATATAAATAATTTGATAATGCAAATATATTACAGAAATTGCCACTAAGGTACCATAAATATTTGGGTAAGGCCAGCTTAGGCCCATCTACGCTCTTCTGGTACCGGTACAAAGAAGGGCACCCAATGTAAGGTGCCCAGCTCAGTGTATTAGGAAAGGTAATCCGTAATGGCAACGGAAAAGGTAACCTTGTCAGAGGCATGATGGGTGTCAAATTCATAGGTATATGAGCAGGCATCATTGTCGGTATACTCAGTGTATGCAAGGTCAAGTACCTGCTGTAAGGCATCCAGGATTTTAAATTTGTTGGTGTCAAATAGTTCCAGCAAATCGTCATCGCAACCGCTAATGTCAAGGTATATTTGTTCAATTGCAGGGTTAGGTTCCTCGTCCCAGCCAGAGTGTAGTTTCAGGGTTTGGGTAGGGGATAATTGGTAATGGTGTACCTCATGTTCGGATTTAAAGGTAGTGATATCCGATTTAAATGAGGCAAGGTGATTGAGGATTAAGGTAATAAGGTTGTCATTTTGCATATAATATATTTAATGCAATATAATAATTTTATTGCCACTTTTATGCCCTAAAGGTATGGGTAAGGCCCATCTGGGATTGCCTAATAGCCCTAATCCCATGCCCTATTGGGTACCCTAAATCCCTCTAATCCGATGCCTAAATCCCTTGCCCAAGTAGGCCCTAAATGGCTGCCTAAGCCACAAAAAAAGGTACCCAATTCCCGGGTACCCTGTAGCGTTTAGGGCTCAGTGTTAGGCAACGAAATCCTCAAAATCCTCACCATCAAAGGTACCCAAATCCGATGCCCTTTTACGGTGCCTATCTGCCGAGGTTTGGCCTTCTAAGGCCTCATTTTGGGTACCCAACTCAGTGTTAGTAGACAGCCCATTCTGGCCATATTCGGCACTGTTTTTAAGGCCTATTGCGGTAAGGTCCTGGGTCCTGGCATTCACGTTAGGTAAGCCCTCTGGTAGGCCCATTAGGGCTGTCTCTTTGGCTGCCAAGGCATGCCCATTTGTAATAAGAGAATCAGCCGAATCCCTTATCACTTTAACAGCCTCATCCGGAGTGATAAAAGTATTGGACTGCTTGTTAGTATTGACTTCCAGCTGTATGAGAGGGTTAGTTGGGTTCTTCTCCAGGAATAGCTTCAGGATATCCATTATAGGCTTCTGGGCATTGGTAAGATTGGCAATCGCTTTGTTCACCTCTGAGGTAAGAAATGGGGCATATTGGTCGCCCTGTTGGGCTAACAAAATATGGGCCTGATGCCGGGCCAGGGCTTGGCTTTCAAGGCCCCAATTAAAGGCTCCAAAAATTTGCGCCCTCGCCCAGTCCTTAGTTTTCTCATTATCCATTACTTGTCCAAGCTTCATGATTTGTTTATTTGCTTGTATCATAAGTATATGTATGGGCATGTTTAGGTATGTGGACATATCCTGTATTGGTATAAGCTTATTGTTTAGTGTCATTCCATTTGCTATCCATTGGTTTATTAGCAATTGTTTGATTTGTTGTAGTTTTTCTTGTTTTTGGTGGGTATCCAATAGGGTATGGTATTGGTGTAGGGCATAGGTTAATCCTAAGGGCCTTGGGTACCTTGGATCTTTGGTAGGTATATTTTCCCTTTGATTCTTCTTAGATTTGTTTTTTGTCCTTTTACCTTTGTTGGTTGGGGATTTAGTGATAGGCATAGATTGGTTTATTTTAGTTATAGAAAAAGGGCAAACCTTATGGGATGCCCGTTGGTATTGAGTTTGGGGTATGTTTTAGTGGTATATTAGTTCTGGGTCGATTGGTTTGTCTTTTATGGTAAGTCTGGGTTTGGGTCCCTTTCTTAGGTCAATGGTGCTTTCCCTTTTATAGGTATTTGTATTGGGTGTATAGAACTCTGTTATAATATTATTTAGTTCCTCGTTGAGGTGGTGTAGGCATGTCTTGGGTCTCCAATCCTTGGTTTGGATTATTGCCTGCTGTATTAGGTTATGGGCTTGCATGAGTAGTTCCTCTTCTGTGGGTTTTAGGGGCTCTGGCATGGGTGGTGGGGTAAATTTAGGTAAGCCCTTGGAATCGGATTTTATAACGAATAAGAAGGCAATGCAGGCACCGATAATGCCTAATGTAATAGCGATTATACCGGGGATTTGTTCTGGGTGCATAGTTATATATTTAATGTTAATAGTGTTGATTTTAGGTAAGTTTTGGGTATTTTTCTAGTGCATTTTATTGAAGCAATAATGCAGCACTTGGTTGGTGCTGCATTTATTACTAGAATGGTAGCCTATTTCTTCTCTACATCTCCCGCCACGTCTGTTACTAAGGGAACTCCGGGCGTGTAAGTTGACTTAACGAATTGCTGCATATCTTTCTCAAGCTCCTTTCTCCGCTTTACATCCTCATCGTTGCGCTTGGCAGAGAGGTCCTTGATGGCAGAATCGAATTTCCTTAAGGCTGCCCGTGCCCTTCTGCGGTATGCCTTTCTTTCCTCTACAGTTTTAACATCATCCGGGTAGATGTATTTGCCGGCTCTTCCGGTATTATTGGTATGGCGACCGTCGTGGGCAGGGTCTACCATTGCACCTCTGCCACCTGCTGCCAGGTTTGCCTTATCCAGGGCTTTGGCAGCTGCGGTATTGGCTCCGGCAGTTGTGGTGCCTTTGTTACCATTTGCAGTTGCGGTTGTAGATTTTGCAGCTGCTGTCTTTTGATTGCGGGTGGCATTGTTGCCTTTTGTTTTCTGTTTCATGGTCTTAAGTGTTTGGGTTTGTTTTAAAATTGGTTGACTAAATATTTATATAATGCAATTTAATTAATTTGGTACCGTTGAGCAAACTTTTCTTTTGGGCTCAATTGTTCTGGCCTCCATTAGGGTTTAAGGTATTCTTCATAGGTAAAGGCAAAGGTTTCCAGGTCGTCTTCGGTGTAGGTATAGGATTCGGGATCATCCCTTAGTTCATCCCTAAGGGTTGTGATGGTGGCACCCATTAGCAAATCAGCCAAGATAGCCTCCTCGATTGGGTTAGCTGGTTTTATTTGTTTGAGCTTATTTCCTTCTAGGTACTTCTCTGCCTTTTCTTGGGTACCACCCAACTCAATTACCCTTTTGATATACTCATCCCGATTAACGGATTTATTACCCTTTGATAATTCCCTCCAGGCTTGGTGCACTGGGTTTTGTTTGAGATTTTGCATAATTATTTATTTAATGCAATTTAATAATTTTCCTGCCAGAATGGGCACCAGATATTTGGGCTAATATAGCAGCGATATATTATCATCCAGGCTACCTATATCCGGGAACCTTTCTGCAGGTATACCTTTATTTATAGCATCCTCTACACTCCAGTTACCATTACTCAATCCTTCTACCTCGTGAAAACCCTTTCCCATACATGTAAATATTGCTGGCTCATCTAGCCTATACTCGGGTATTTGGTTTAGTAATTCCTTAAGTTCTTTCCAGGTCATGTTTATAAGTTTTAGGTTTATGAATGGTAATGTCCATAGAATCGTAGGTTAAGGGTTATCAGGTTCCAGGATTCCTGAATCCAAGAATTATTATGGCCCAGTGCCCAGGAATCGGGCGTAGGGTTAAGGTATATGTGTTTGAACTTCGGGTCGGGGTTGCATACTCGGTCGCAGCAATTGTATTGCAGCAGGCATAATTGGATAAAGGCCTGGATTTTATTATATATTCCCCACATCTCATCTGGTGTACCTTTTACCCATTCTGCAATTATATCCCAGGATTCTGGTTCTTCGGGGTCCCCATAGGTTTTGTATTCTATGTCATGTATTTTATAGGCTTTCATAAGAAACCTTTTATTACCTTTATAAAAGGGCTCCCAATCCCATAACATTTGCCTGGCAACCTTAGAGTCTTCGGCTCTGGGCATAAACGTATCGTATTTATAAATGATGAGTTCGGCAAATCGTTTTGTATTAGGCTCCTTATCCATCATCAATTCGATGAGGTGGAGTGCCCTGGCAGTTTTTTTGAGGTTTTGCATATTATTTTATTTAATGCAATATAATAAAATAAAAACCCCGAAGGGGTACCGGGGTTTTGGGCTGGTCATTGGGCTATTAATACCAATTCCTTTCATCGGGTCCCAACTCATTATCGGTATACTCATCCCAAAGTTCCTGCCAATCTACACTTTCGGTAATATCTTCCCCATCCCTAATCACCTTACCGTTTGATACATATACTACCCCTTCGCAGGATAATGATATTACCTCGCAGCCATTTAATTGTTTTTGGATTTCCTCTACTGTCATGGTATTTGTTTTAGTCATTGATAAATTCAAGGTCACTAGGTAATGCTGGTTTACCAAAATCATCCCTATCCCTATATACCCTATACCCTTCCATGTTATTGACGTATTCCCCCTTTTCGTTGTAACCCCACATTTTTTGCCTGCACCCGATGTAAAATATCCCTTGCTGTGCTGGAAACTCAGGATTTTTAAACCTAACCTTTTTACCTATTTTGTCATCCTCGGGTAGGGATAACCCAACATGGTTTACTACCTTATTACCTAAATCTTGGGTATCTTTACCAGTAACGACCCCCAGCTTAACTCCGGGATATTTTTTAATGTTCTTTTTCATGGTATATGTTTTAAAGTTATGGTTTATCCCCAAGTATGGACTGCAATCATATCCCATATCTTAGGGTACTTCTGCTTAATATCTTTATAAAATATCTCACAATGCCTGCAATCCCCGGGTAGGGTATAATAACTCCAGCTTATCATTAAATACCTATAAACTATACATACTCTCATATAATCCGTAATACCTTCTACAGGTACCATACCATTCCTACCCTTCCATTCGTACCATACCTTTTTCTCATGGTCTTTCCTTAATTTATCAATTTCCTGCCTAACTCCGGTAAATTCCTCTTCAACATCAAGTTCCAGGTTATTTACTGTGCCCAGGAAAAATTCCTCATCAGCCTTTAGCTGGGGGTTTGTGATTAATGGTTGGAGATTTTGCATAAATAATTATTTAATGCAAATATATTGCATATAAAACCCTGTGGGTACTCATTATATTTGGGCTACTCATGAGAGTGGAGTCCATGGCCCCCGGCTGGGTCAATATCATCCTCATCATCTTTAAATCCATAGAATCCCCCTCTTACATCATGTATTGGTTCCCCGGGCTCTGCCTGTGCTGTATTCTTATAATTGATTTGCAAAAAGGTCCAATCATAAAACCTATACCCTTCTTTAGTTAACCATTTTGACATTATCTCATCTGTTTCCGGGGTTTGCTTATCAAACTTTCTACCCCGTACAAACTCATTTAATATCTGTAAGTATAATCCATCCTCCCCGGGAATACCTTCATCTTCCGGGTAAACATCTTTGAAGTCACCCGATGCGTAATACAGTAGAGTAAGCTGAACCCCAATATGTTGGTGTGCGGGATTATCGTAGTCAAAAGCCTTGAATTCGTATTCCTCTTGGGGTGGGGGTTCCGTGATGGTTAAGGGCTTTAGTCTTTCAGTTATGTTTAGGGATTTTTCCCATGAGGTTAGATAACCTTTTAAATCCCAAGGTAATTTGTTCTTAAAATTAGCTCTGGTAAAGTCATGCTCCATGTCTATGTAAGTGTCATTGTCCTCACCATATGGTTTAAGGTTATTGATTTCAAGTTCACAGGTTAATTCATATTCCGGGTTACCAAAGGTCCCAAATACAAATACCAGGTTGCTCTCATAGCCCTTAAGCTGTATCTCCAGATGAGATTCAAACTTATCAATCCCCCTATTTTTTGCTCGACTTAATTGAAGCTCAACAAAATTAACTATCCTATCAACGTAGGGTTTAAAGTCAAATGGTTGTGTATTCATATTAATATTATTTATGCAAATATAAAATCCCTTAAACCAAAAAGGCAACCTAAATAATTAGGCTGCCCCCTGGTATTTGTTTTAAGGTTTAGTCAATGTTTTTGAGGAAATCCCATTCGTCCACTAATTCCGCCTCGTGCAGGGCATAAGCTACTTTCTTCAACTTAGTAAGGGTTTCTTTAGTGTCAAAGCCCATGAGATTACTATAGGCAATGTACATGTATACAAAGTTGGGGTAATAGTCAAAGAAGTCGTCATCGCCACTCACTTCGGTTGCAGCCTTGATTACTTCCCGGGACCAATTCAGGTGTAGATATCTACCAGGGCTGAAGGGGTCCTTGGGATCACCCACGGGTAAACGGATTTCCACAATGTTGGAGTGTATAAGGTTATCTAGGTGGTCATCGGTTAAGTAGGTATTATATTTGTCATTATTAATTAACCCTTTGACTATCTGGGTCTGCATATCCTCAACATCCTCAAATCCCCCAGCCTCTTCTAATAATTCTTCTATATCCGAACTATCGTAGATGTACCGGGTCGATATAACCGACTTTAGGTGTCCGGGTATGGGGATTTCGTATTCCTTTTGCATGTCCTCAATTAAAAGGTAGATTGAGTTTCCCCATTGTTTTGGGGCATAGCTAGTTTTATTTTCCATATAATTAATATATTTATGCAAATTTATTGCATTAAATACTAGAAGACTACCCTTATTAATTGGGCTATTTGCCCTTATGCTTACTTGCATAGTTAAGCAACTCCAAGCATACTACCAAGAGTAACAGAATAAATAGGGGGTGGGAATAATAGGCATCCCGTAATAAATAGGGTTACAATTAAAAGTTTCATATAGTTAAGGTTTTAATTTAATCTTTAAATCCATCATTAGGGTCACCAAGATAATCACCCTCACCTATTTCCCAATGACCCATTTGGGGATTGAATATAGCATAACCCAAATCCTTATTCCTAAATTGTATACCCACCTCGGGGTACCCATCTCCATTTATAAATGATTGGTTTATAGCTCTAACCCTTCTAAAGTCACTTTCCAGGTTATGGTATGCTACCAGTTCATCCCCCCTTGTAGCACTTATGGTACTTATTACCAGCTTCTCTGCACAGACCCGGCAAATGGGTGCATCGGGTTTGGTTGGGGCATAGTTGTTACCCAGTAATGCCCCATGTTCTCCACAAAATGTACCCCCACCAAACTCACCGGGTTTGGTATAGTTTTCGGGTATGTGTATAGCTTCATCAAATTTCTTGGCCCAGAACTTGTTGGGGTACTTCCTAAAGTTGGCGGCCAATTGGTCTATAACTTTGTTTATGTACATGGTTATTTTATTTTGGTTTTTGGAAATCCTAATTTATTAGCTACCCAGAAGGCTTGCTCTACTGCCAAGCTATCGTATAAATCCTCACTATTCTCCCCAAAATATTCTTCCCAATCCCCCACCCAATAATTTACATATTCCTGAAGAAACTCATCCGAGAATAAGTTTGGGTAGGGTAAATCCTTTTTGAGGTGCTTATAATCCTCTGGTACTTTATATAGGTACCCATCTTCATCGGTACTGTCCCCCTCAAATTCAAAAGCCTGGAGCATCTCTATATCCAAAATCAAATTATCAATTACCTGTTCTCGGGTCCACGATAGGTTGGTGGGTTGGAAATTTAATTTATAAGCCATGGTTAATCCTTTATAGGGTAAAATAATATCAAATCCGTGAACTCAATTACCTCTTCTCCCTCTTCATGCTCTACCCGGATAAAACCTTTATAATATACCTTATCCCGGGTATTATAAGCAGCTCCGCCATCATACCAATTGATTTCCTTTACCATATCCCCGGGGCATATAATAATGCCCCTTTCTGGATTGTACCCGACGTAGGTATCAATCACCACCGGGTAATTATTCATGTTTTGCAATACAGGGCCTGTTAAGTGAATGGACATATAAAATTATTTAATGCAATATAATAAAATAAAAACCCCTTTGGGTACCCATATTATTGGGCTACTTCTCGGGTTGGTCTGTTAGTCCATGTTCCCGGGCAATGTGCTCCCATACATCCATTATCCTGTCGGTTAATTTGGTACAACCGTCTAAGCTTATACCAACTCCTATGCAGGTTATTTCATTACCATGGAGTTCAAACTCTGCTGTACCCAAATCTATAACCTGGGGTGCTGTATTACTTTTGGAAAACTCTTCCTCGTCGTGGGTATATTGCCCATTTGCTAAGAAATTCTCCAGTAGCTCTGGCAATGTAGCCTCGAATTCCTTCATTACCTTGGATAAGTTGGTGGCTTTAATGGCGGGTTGTTCTTCCTGGAACTCCACTATACGGTAGGCAAAACCATTTTCCTTGCACCAAGCCTCGGGGTCGCACAGGAGCATAATATCGGTTGCCTCAATCAAGGGTGCTACCGTGGACTGGAGTTCGTACCTCTCCTGCTCATTAACCGTAATACTGACAATATCCCCAATGTGTAACTTTTCTATTAAACCATCGGAGGCATCTGCAATAAATACCCAGGGCGTGGATGTTATACCCTTTACCTCTTCAATTTTGTTGGCTATAAAATTAGCTTTGTCGTAGATAAGTAAACTTCTCATGTTATTTGGTTTTGAATTTTGAATTGTTGTACCATGTTAAAAATACTTGCTGTATCTTGGTTAGGTCTCCTTCTATGAAGGGAACCAAATCCTCTTGGGAATAAGATACGCTAATTAGGAACTCAATTATAATAGGCTCATATCCTCCCCTAAATTCCATTATACCGTTGTCCTTCATAAATTGCCTTCCCCAATCTCCGGAGATGGCAGCATAGATATTGTCCTCTAAAGCTTGCTTTATGTAGCTCATATATCGCTTAGGTTTATTTATTTAGTTTATCAAGTCGGTCCCACCTTTGTTTGACTTTATTTACCCAGTCAGTAAAGGGTTGGGTATTATCTTTATAGGGTTTAACCATTAGCACCTGTTCATCTGTATCCCAATACCAATGCTCTACCTCATCCTCTTCTAGATTGTCCTCGATTATTTCCGGTAAATAGGCATAATCACAAAATATTTCATAGGCACATTTCCAGTTCCCCCCAAATATCTCCCCAGGCTCATATAAATAATCCAGCCCGCCTTCGAATATTTGATTGGGTCCTGCAGCAAATACCCTTTCATCTGCTGTGGTTACTTCCAACTCATCCATCATGCCGTCTATGGATTGGGCATGTTTTAATAATTGGGATTGGGTATCTCGGGATAATCGATCCTTCCAATCGCAACTCTCAATTAAAATCTCAATTAAAGGCATGGCAATTAAATTTTATAATGCAATATATTATATTTAGAACCCTTAATTAACTTAGGGTTTTGGGCTACTCCTTTGGCTATAGAAACAAAAGGACCCCATCCAAAAGGATAGGGTCGTTTATACCCGGCAGACATCGCACGGGGTCTGAGCCTATTTAGTTGAGATGTCCCTTGGAACCGGAGCCTCCCATACCCTTATTTATATTCATATTATACCCTGCTGCATAGCCCTTGTTCCTCCCATCTTGACTCGTTAGTGACGATGCCTTCTTGGTTCGCAGGTTCCCAAACACTTCGCCGGTATATTTTTCAACTTCTTCCTTCCTTTTAATTACCATTAATGCCATGCTTTGTTGCTCCTTCTCCATTTCTCGTTGGTTATCCCGGAGTTTAGCTGCTATACCTGCAACTGCCCCAACTAAGAACCCCCGTTTAAAGGTGTTCCTCTTCTCAAAACCCTGGTATGCTTTCCATGCCAGCTTCTCGGCAATATGTATTTTATTCATTAATTGCTCCACCGTATAAAATACTACTGCTACGTTGTTCTGCTCCCCTAAAATGGTCACTCTACCCTGATCATAGGCATGCCTTCTAGTCTTTGTATGCACGCATTGGCATAGATATGCAGTAGAAATTGCATTAAATAACTTGAGTACCCATTCTGCTTCGGTTTTTGCCTGCACTGGGTCAAGGTCAAACTGTTGGTGCATCATGGTTATCTTCTCCTTTATCTTATGGCCGGAGACATCTTCCCATGAGAGGTTATGCTTCAATAACAATTCCTGAATTCGCATGGCAGCATTCTCTGCCTCTGCAATAGAACCTACGGACTCTGCACCTTCCTGTAGGTTTTTAAGTTTTTGGAGCTTGTCCAAAAGTTTCGGGTCAATCTGATTTGTTTGCATAATACTTAAAGTTTTTGAGTGATGGGTATTTTTTATATAAGGCTGTTAGACCACTAAACCCATAAGCATCTAAATCACCCGGCTCCTCAATAAATTCTTTATCCCGGTTGTTCCAAATACATAACCCATACCTACGGTCCTCATTAAACTCAATAAGTAATAGGTATACATGTTCGTAACCCCAACCCGGGTCCCGCATCCATGCCCGGATGTAGAAGGGGTTGAAACTCCGGGCAGCTAACTTTAAACCCGGGAACTCGTTTAGTGAAATGTCTGCTAATGGCATAGTATTAAAATTAAAATGGGGGCAGTTGCCCCCGGTAAATTACTTAACCCTCCAGATTCGGCAGAAGGTTTTATCCTTGTCGGTGTATAGGAAGGTGAATGCATGTTGGGGAAATGTATCCTTGAGGAACTTAGCGGCAGTGGATTTGTTCTTGCCGTTAATGATGAGTGCCTTCTTCTTGATGGGCAAATGAGCAGCGTGTCTTAATAGGAGCTGCTTCATATCCTCAATCTCAGGGCGTACCTTTGTGCCCTTTGGTAATTCTAAATCCTCAATCATTCCTACCCGGAGCTCTACCTTTGGGGGGATAAAACTGGGGTGGTTTTCGGGTAGCTCCCTACGTTTTTTGGCGGGAGCTGCTGGAGTGGGGTTTGGGGTTTGCTTTTTAGGGGCAGCCTTCTTAGCTGCAGCCTTTTTTTGTCTTTTGTCTGCCATGGTATTTGTATTTAGTGATTCCTAGTAATCGTATCGGTCATCAGCTGCTTCGGCATCCTCGATAGCGCATTCATCAGCATAATCCTGGACTGCTTCTTCAACTGTATCCCGAAGAGAATAAAAGTTATCCTTATTGATGGGTTTACCATCGTGTTTGCGGTGTAGCTCATTTAAGATAAACTCCGCAATATCCTTTTTTTCTTGCTTTAATCGGTTATAATAGCTCATACTTATTAATTTACATCTACCCATTTACCCTTATAGGGTGTGGTGTCTTTTTTCATGAATACGGTTGTGTCAACATTCAAGGGGGGTTCTATTTTGGGTTTGTCCGGTTCTTCTAAACCATCTAAAATTTCATCATCGGTTTTTTCAATCCGGGTCTTATAATCCATTGTTGCCAATATCATAATTATAAGACTCCAAAACAGAACTACCCTTAATGTTCTCATGTCTTAATCCTCCCTGACCAGGCTACCTACGTATAGGTAGTTAGGTCCTTTAAATTGGTTTTCGTATTTGTCTACTGTCTCCTGGGTGACGCCCTTAAAGTGGTGGGTTTTCACTTGTAGTGGGTCTTTCTTAAGAAAATAGTTAATGTAACCAGTGTAGGTTACCTCTTCGTCATTTTCCATGGTGGTATATTTAATTTTATTTAATGCAAATTTAAAACTTTGGGTACCATTTTAAAAACCAGTTATTTGGGCTACTTAATGGGTTTTCTCCCTTGGTATGGTTCTACCACTAGTTTTATTGCTCAGGTATTGCGTTATTAGAGCAACATCATCCTGATAATTACCAACTGAGTTTAACCCTGTGGCCCAATGGCCCCCATAAGGCATGTTATAACTTTTACCCATATATACACTATCTCTATACTCATTTACCTTTACCCCGTTTACCCATAGGGACTGGTGCTTTAAACCCAGTGTATGCCCAAATTCATGTATAGCAGCCTCTGCAATATTTGGCCAATAATAATTGTATAGGCTGGTAAATACAAAATCAGGTGCGGGGTCATCCCAGTAAAAAGAGCCCTGGAAACTTACCCCACCGTAGGTAGACCCAAACCATTGATAATCTTTGGTTAATACCAACCTTTGCCTTCTACCGGGAGCAGTTTGGTTATATACTGTAGTGTCTGTAGTTACTATCAGGTTAAATTGGGTAAAGGCCTTGTATACCCGGTTAAAGATAGAGTCTAGTTCTATGGGGTTTGTTATACCCGATTCCCCTACAGTTACGATTGAGCCTCCCCATTGCTTAGAAGTATCCATAAACCCATCAAAATCTAGTAATAGGGTGCCTTGGGATTTTGATATCTTCCCAGTGGGTACCTTACTAGTCCTAAGGTTGTGGATAGCATCAGTTTGAGTTTGTCCCGTGTTGGGGGTTAAATTTTCCTTTTGGCAGCTTACTAACACTATTAGCAGGGTTGCCCAGATTAACTGTTTCATATTGGTGACTTAAATTTTTGCTTGATTTAGGATTTCGGATATAATCCTGAACAGGATGGTAATAAATGCCATAGTTAAAAATACCTGGATTAGCAGAATGTATGCCCATGCTTTAAGCTTCTTCATGGTGTATGTTGGTTTGGTTTAAAGCGTATTTTCCTCATGCCCTTTAGGAGCATCAATCCGAAGAGTGGTGGTTTCCGATACTACCGCATTTTTCTCCAACTTAATCCTTTCCACCCGGAACTCCGAGTTGTCTTCCATTACACTTGCCATTACTATCCTGGCAGTCTGCTTATCCTTTGCTTTAATTATTACCTGTTTTTGCACTGCCCCCATTGTTACGCCCAGGTAAAATTTCTGTTTCTTTTTCTTTGCCATGGTAATTTATTATTTTATTATAATGCAATATTATTAAATTGAGAACCCAATAATTAACCAAATTTAATGGGCTTACATGTACCAGGCAAGTATAGAGGATGAGCAGGAGAACCATCCCGGTTTAGCTTAAAGCAATGAGCACCCCTACCCTTAAAGTATTGAGCCCAAAGCTCCGTTATAGTCTCCGAAATCTCCTTTGCTTGATTCCCCCACATGCACACTATCATTGTATGATTAGAGGCTGCCTGTTTTAAGTAATTAGCATTACCCGAACCTACTGCAATTGGGGTGGAGTTTAGTCCTATTAAATACTTTGGGTCTGAACTCCTAAAGGCAAATAAATTCACTATCTCAAAACCACCATAGCCCCATGCTTTAGTATAGGTAATTAGTTTTTTAATAGTGGGGTCATCCTTCTCAGCATCAGCGGTGGAAGGGTTTAGTCCTATAAATAGGATTGTGGGTTTTGATTCATCCCATACTCTTATCAGGGAAAATCTGTACTTCTGGCAATCAGAAAGTTTTGCGGTCTTTAACATTTGTGGATGAGTTTTAATGTTTCAAGTGTAGTGTCTTTTAGGAACTCTATTGTGAAGTATATGCCTCGTTTTTGGCAATGGTAGGAGTTCCATTTAGTGGGTACATAGCCTAAGGCAATTAAGTATTTAATCCTCGGGTCTGTATTCTTCATCTGAACTGGTTTTAAGTATACTTCCCACTTTGGTAAATAGCAGGAAGTATACGATTAGGATTGTGAGTATTTTTATAACCATACTGAAGGGTCTTTGGTACTGTCCCAACCCATTTCCAATAAGGCTTGCCTTATATCCTTCCGGTACTCAAGGTCGTCGGGTGATGCCTTTAAATAACTCCATAGGTTCTTTACATCCTGGGTCCACTCAACTATACGGGACTCAATAGTAAAGTCCTTTGCCGTGCCATACCAGAACTTACAGTACCACTGGAACCAACCCTTGGGTGATTCGTTTTTAACTATAGCATCTACAAAAGGCCTTGCACGTTGCATGGTTGGAACCCCAAAGTAATTGTTTGCTTGGTTTGGAGATACCACTCCAAATTTACTATTGGGTAAACCCACAAATAACTCCGGATTTATAAACTTCCTATGGGATAGCCAGTAGAAGTATCCCCCACCATATACCCCTAACTCCAGCATCTCACGTGGGGAGAAGTGGGGTTTAAAATTGGGCTGGCCAGGAAATCGGTACTGTTCAGTAAGAGAAGGTATAGTTGCCATGTTTATTGTATTTGATTACAAGTGATATTGGGATTGTTTCTGATGTTTTTACCGAAATATCCCCCTATACTATCAGCTTTAATCATTTCAAGGTAGGCTGTCTCGGTAACTGGGGAATATCGATATATCTTAGTAGGGTCTTTTACACTCCTACCATGGAACTCTACTTCAAGAGTATTGGTACCTTTGTCATGACCGACACTCTTAATGTTAGAAGAGTTAACTGGTTGTCTTACGATGTCTGGCATTTTATTGGGTTTAATGTTTTTTAAATAGTAAAGGGCCCGAAGGCCCTTTAGCTTAGTTGAGGTGGAATGGATACTTTTCGATTACTCGAATTTTTCTAAATAACCTCTTTCTTCCTTTGTGCTCCATTAGATGCCCTAAAATGAGATGCTTGCAAATACTCATGTTAGACTCATCCAATGAAAGGAAGGCCTGTGGTTCAATTAGGCATCTTTCATAGCTCCGGAGGCTCTTACGGGTTTCTCGATGCAACCTATCTAGGTCGATGCCCTCTAATTGAGCATAGATAGGAACATCTACCCCCTCGGCAGAGTTCTCCAGGATACGGGTTAACGACTCTAATTGTAACCGGGCTACCTTTTTAATCAGCAGCCTCTCACTTTTTGTTAGTCTTGCTTCAAAGAGCAGATTAGATGGTGGCTTTAACATGGAAATAATTATAATTATTAAATGCAATATAATAATAAAGTTCCAAATAATATACCTTAAACCCATATTGTTTTTGGGCTTAGGCAGCTGGCCCAATTAATAGGTTTTAATGTAGGGTTTACACTTTGTGTAGAACTTGCTGGGCTCAAGCTCCGGATTCTTCTCAAGCTTCCGGTTCTCTAATCTCCAGCGCTTACGTTCAGCATAATCCATCCATTCTGGGAAGGAGTATAGGGTCTCAACCTTCTTGAAGTTGATGTCCTCTTCCTTCTCCCAACCAATCTTTAGTACCTCTTCCCATTTGCCCCATAGGTATACCTGTACTTTTGCCACCTTCTCACCCATGAACTTTATACCAAATACTAATCTGTAATCCCATTTGTCGTTTGAGGGGTCTTTTGCCTCTTTGACTAGTCGCACCATAAATTGATAATCCAGGTGCTTCTCCTTTAGAGTTATCATATCAGGACTAGCATAGTCCTGGATGACGTCTGCTGCTACAAATTTGAAACCATACTCCCTTAATTCGGAGATGAGTTTTTCCTGAGTTTTGCACTTGGCCTTAAGTGTTTTCAAAAGGTCAAGTAGGGGTTCTTTATCCGAAAGCATCTCATCGATTTTTTTGTCTTTGGTTTTAACTTTGGTTGTTGAGGTAGTTATGGGTAAATCACCCTTGAGTTTCTTAATATACTCAACCATACCTTCAACGTCTTCCTGGGATACCAGGTTGAATTCAAGAGTATAGGGACCTTGGTGTGGTTCCTTGGGACCCATTCTTAGCTCTGTGGCCTGTTCAACCAACCTATCACTAAGTATGTTACCCTCAACCGTAAAGGTCTTTATCCTCATTTTAGTTCCTTGTGTCATCACTACCTCCTTTTTGGATTTTTACCCTACCCGTACCAAATTGGGTAACCCAACCTTTAAAGGATACCCTTACATGGTTTAACCTATCTATACATTCCCTTATGGGATTTGTATTATTAAAGGTCCTTTGATGTTTGATGGAATATTGTAACTTTGTCATTGCTAACTTTTAGTGGTGATAAAAAAATCCCCTTGGCCTAACCTTGGGGATTGTTTATTCCTAATGCTCCATGCCTGGATGATTGATTAATCTTCGGTTTCAGCAGCAACCTCTTTGTTCTTCTTAGTTGCTGATTTACCTTCTTTCTTCTCGGATTTCTCAGCCTTTTCAGCTTTCTTTTCCTTTGCAGGTTTTGCTTCTCCGTTAGCCTCTTTGGCAGCTTTCTTAGCAGCAGCCCGGGCAGCAGCACGGATTTTCTTCTTCTCGGAAGCAGAAGCACCTTCAGGGTAAGTGTACTGAGTAGCACGGGGAGTGCGTTCGCCTTTTAATTCTTTGGATGCAGTTTCGATTTCCTCAACAGCAGCCTTCTTTTTATCGTAGGTGCCTTTCAGCTTGCTCCATTTTTTACCAAGTTTTTCATGACCAGAATGGTCTTCGCCTTTAGCGAGTTTGTTTTCTTTTTCAAAGGCTCTTAATTCTTCGAATGCAGCTTTTTTCTCTTCTTTAGCGGTTGTTAAAGCGGTCTTTGCCTCTTCTTTGTTTTTAAACTTTGCCATTTTAGAATGGATTTTTAGGGGTTTATTAATAAAAAGGTTTTGTAATGGAATATTAATAGCATGGTACCAGCAAGTTTGGTACTAGCTGCTTACTTTTGACTTTGTAGCCTTCTTCTTAGGTGCGTATGCCGGGTCAATAGTTACTGAAAAACCATTGGCTGCCATGTTGAGGGTATTAACTATATCCGTTTTAGGATTACCCTGAACATAAACTGTATTGGTTTTACCCGAGTAACGGGATTGAAGTCCCACCGTTTTAAGGGTGTTCCTAACTTCTTCTTTGGTCATTGACTGCTGGATAGTGTTCATAATGTAATTTTTAAAATATTATTATAATGCAAATATAGCAACTTATTTACCATTAGGCAAACTTAAATATATGGGCTTCCCAACTGGTATAGCATGGGCTTCTATATTTTGGGCATTTGGATATTTAATCCTGGTGTATTCAGTAGCCTCTATTTCGGTAATGTCTGTATAGTATATATCATATTTACCTGAGGGGGTTGTAACTGATGCCCTAACTATAGTATGATGGCTCCCGAACCTATTAAATTTATTGATGTCACTTTTAAGGGCTAACTCAGCACCCAGTTTTTGGGAACCCTTAGAATTAGCAATAGTAACCTTTAGTTGTTCAATCCTTTGGATTATTGCGTGGAGCCTGTTTAGCATTGAATGCCTTTTTAATTTTTAGTGGGGTTTGTTTCATATAGTCTTTACGGAGTTGTAGCCTTAGTTTGTAGGAGTCATTAAATTCTATAAGCCTATTTACCTGGTTGAGCTCCTTAATATAAAGCATTAGGCATTTACCCTTAAAGGTAGCTTTAGCTCCGGAGAAATGTTGCTTCCTATTATATTGGTTTTTCTTGAACTTGCTAGTTACTCTTTCCACCTTATCAATTATATTTAGCAACATTTTACTAAATGACTCCACTAGCTCCTGCTTACCAATTACATGTATTCCCTCACTCCTACTATTGGGATTTCTTACTACTAAAACATCAAAAGGAAGACTAAGCTTCCTTATTAATTCTGCATACCTTCCGATTGTTTCTGTATGCTCAGCCAGATTAACCCACTTATGGCTGTTTACGCCCGATGCTGTAGGAGCCTCCTCTAATACTACCAGCAGTTGCTTCTTGACTGTTTTCAAATGGCTGTATATCAGGTGCTTCATGAGGAAGGTTGTTTAGCCATCTAATAGCATTCTGAACATCGAAGTGGTAGAGGTTTAACTTCTGTAGGGATTCTTCCATATCCTCTTGACTTAGCTCATTTACCCTTAAGTGTGATGGTAATGATAGTTGGTGCTCAAGGTGGAGGCTATGGGCTTTAGCATCATCAGCCTCGGATTGGAGTAGGTCGAAGATTAGTTTTCTGTGCTTATTCATGTTGGGAGTTTTTAAAATAAGAAGGAGCCCCCGAACCAAGGGCTCCTATGTGTCAAACCAGGCAGACTTGACTATTTTTTACCGCCTTTGCCTTTTTTATTAGGCTCTTCTTTCTTTGCGGGTTTTTTACCACCTTTTTTAGGTTTTTCTTCCTCTTCTTCATCCTCATCGTCATCATCTTCGTCTTCATCATCCTCGTCTTCATCATCCTCGTCCTCATCTTCATCCTCATCATCGTCATCATCTTCATCGTCATCCTCATCATCGTCTTCATCTTCCTCATCGTCTTCATCCTCTTCTTCGTCGTCCTCATCGTCATCATCTTCGTTATCGCTATCGTCATCATCATCCCCATCGTCATCACCCTCATCCTCATCTTCTTCATCCTCGTCGTCTTCTTCATCCTCATCCTCTTCTGTAGCCTTGGAAGCCTTTGCCTCTGCTGCTTTGCCATTTTTTTGAGTTTCGGTTGTGTGCAATACGAATGTCTCTTGGGTACCATCAACATAAGTGATAGTCATGAAAAGGCCTTGGATTTTGATTTCCTTAATCTCTTTGGCCTGAATTGTTCTACCGGTAGAACCTTTTGACATAAAAATTGAATTTAGGTTTTTGTTAATGTAATATAATAGTTCCTGGAAGCATTAGCATTATTCAACTACGGTTTGGATAGAGATGGTAAAGGTACCATCTTCGGGTTTGTGTATTGCCTTTGCCAAACCGTATGCCTTCTTATTAAACTCGGCAACCCTATTAGCAAGGATAATAATTTCGGTTTCTGGTGAGTCATCGGTAGTACATTGCCCTTCTACCTTTTCGATGAGCTCTACCTTAAGGTCTTCGTTGTCTGGTACCAATTTAGCTCGGTACATTGTGGTAATTATTTTCATATTCTTTGTTCGTGGCTTATGTAGTTTATAGTAGTTCCTTTAATACCGAATTTCTCGTAAAAGGCTTGTGCCTCTTCCTTGGTTTCATAGTCTGTGGGGTGTATTAACCTCAATATCCTATGCCATATTACCCATTTACCCGCCTCAAGGTAATCTATATCCTCATAAGAGATGAAGCCCCTTTTTAATAACTCCTTTATTTTAAGGGTTTCCGTGGGTGCCTCAAGCTTCTTTAGGGTTTTGTATTTGGCATATTTCTTTTGGATTACAGCCTCGAACCTGGTTGCCAATTTATCAATAAAGTCGGCAGCAGATTGTGAGGTACCTCCTGGCCAGGAGTGGTGATAAGGGAATACCGTGGTGTGTAATACCCTGCCTATTGTAAGGCATAACATTAAACGGTTAGGGTTTTGTAATAGGTACTTCATTGTTAGGATTGCTTGCCATCCCACGGTTGAGGCAGTAATGGTCAAGTTGGTATCAAGCTCTTTGGCGCATCTTTGTAAGAACACTTTTTTGTGTTCTATAATCGAGGCTAATCCCTTTTCCTCGGCAGGCGTCCAGGATATCTTGCTCTTTGCCATAAAGTTGTATTGTTTCGGTGAGTAAATAAGGTATTATAAGGTCCTTTCGTTGGATACTGATTTTACAGAACTTAAGTTGCTTAGTTCTTATATCAACCCTTAATGCCTTAATCTCAAACAGGATGCCCTTCTTTTTGGATATTTTCTTTTTAATAATTATATAATGCCAATTTTTATTTTTCCTCTCCAGCCTAAAGCACATTGCCATGGTATTGGGACTATCCGCAATCCATTGCTTATTCTTTATTAACCTAACCTG